GCTTGCCTGTTGAGTTTGTGTAACTTTTGCCGCTGCTGATAGTAATAAGCGCCCGTTTATTGAAGGTACAATTACCAGTCCTTCGGCTCAAATATATGATCGCTTAAATAACCCTGCTACAAGTATGCGGTGCTACTGCCATAGCGATATGCCGATCCAGCAGCAACAGGAAACTATCGCCAGTATTGAGCCTGGCACTACGATTAGGGTGCTTGCTCAGCAACCGTCTACAAAGTACGACAACAAAGCGTTTGGTACGCTCATTAGTTCTTTTAACACTTTTAAGTCCGAAAATAAAAAGTTGCAGTTACTTACGACCGGACCAGCACAGAAACAAACCTTTACCGTGAGCAACATGCCTGCGGATTTGGTGGAGCGTATGGATGCAAAGTTGAATGATATAGATGTAAAAAGGACATACTTTTTGAAGAAATTAATAAATAAATTTTTGGCTGGTGACTTTGACGACGACTTCGTGTAGGATTCTGACGGTCCACTACTCTAGTAAACCTACCCCGCACTCATGCCTACCTTTGATCTACCTGAAGACGTCCTTGCAGCTTCTGAAAACGTCCTATTAAGGGATCTTTTAGAATCGCCTGCTTTTTCTTACTGGATGGTTAGCTGCCTATGTAACGGAGTTCAGTCGTCCCACATATCCGCCGAAAAGGTCAGTGAAGACGAAGAGTTTTTTGTTTTTAAAATGCAAAAACTCCTTACAGCTATTCCTATAGAAACAAAGCGGGCCTGCTTTAAGCAAACGGCTCTGCAGGTTGTAACCAATAAGAATGCGCGTGCTGCTGCTGCTCAAGAACGATTAGCGGGCGTCAGAGTCATCGGGTAAATCAGGTAGCCAGCCCTTTTTGATCAGACCTTCCACTACTTCCTGCTGCGTCAAGTAAAGGCGGAGGAACTTGCAGGTCAACTCTTGCAGTTCCTTCGTGTCTTCGCAGCTGGAAATTTTACGGGCGTACCGCTCGTAGACAAATTCACGGTTTGGATCCATTGTAAAAATGCTCACTACTACATTATGCTCAATGATTGGTTCCTGAGCCAGACTGGTGTCAGGTACTGCGGTCCAATGCAAGAATGGGCCACCATCACGTACTACGAGCTAAAAGGACCGACGCCTTATTTAGCAATTGTGCGGTACACAGCGTATGGATCGGACCTACTGCCAGTCAGTCTTTGTGAAGATTTGTATCACGACACGCCTGAGGATTTCTGCCGCTTGGAACGCGACATAGAGATTGCGCTCAATTCCGGTATTGATGCCAGTGTCATGAGCACCTACGCGCATGAGTTCTTCCCCAGCATTACGGCACATCTGACATAGTGTGCTACTGTAAGCAAGTCGTTTGGAGCCCCACCATGGCCCACGCTCAACTAATCAGCTACAGCTACACCAAGGGTTCAGATGCCCTGTTTGTTCAGGCCATTGTTGATGATGCTGTTCAGGTCTTACCTGCAACACACCTAGATCCACCCGAGTTTGACTCTGCACACTGTCAAGCAGTCATTCTTTGGGACGAACCACTAGACCATACAAACGCACCAACACGGGAACAGGTGCTACGCATGTTGCCCTGGATTACTGACTGGTGTGTAATTCCCCCGATTGAATTTGATGACTGATCCTGTCAACGCTCCAGGTCACTACCAAAGCAGTAGCGGCGTGGAGTGTATTGAAGCGATCAAAGCCGCAATGACAACCGAAGAATTTTTTGGTTATCTGCGTGGCAATTGCATCAAATACATCTGGAGGTATCGCCAGAAAAATGGCCTTGAAGACCTCCGCAAAGCCAGGTGGTACTTATGCCGCCTCATTTCAGAATTTGAACTTGACCCTTATGACGATCCTCTCGCATGAATTGCCCAGACTGCAACCGGTCACCGCAAAAAGGTGATCGGTGGGTCACTCAAACCAAACCTCGTTTTGAAAGCAGCATTGTGCGGGGCCGTAAATGCCCAGCCTGTGGTTACAAATGGTTTACAGCTGAAGTCCCAATTATCTGCGACCTTGACTCCACTGATAGGGTTGCAGAACTAGAGGTAATAATCAAAAACCTTTTGAAAACCTCTTACGAAACCTTTCCTCTTTAATCATGTCTACACACCCATTTGACACCAGCACCTTTGCAAGCGTAAAACTTAAGAACGTTCCAAGCTACTTACAAAATGAGGCCGCAGATTACAATCTTCGGGTTGCGGCTTGGTTCGATAACTATGCTGTGAACGCTGCTCAGGTTGATCGCGCTATGGCTGACCAAGACAAGCTTTGGAAAATGCGTACTGCAGAAGGCTGGGAAGCTGACGAAGGTGGCTGGTACACACCTACCGGCATCAGCGAACACGATTGGGAACACGACTACGGAAATCCTTTTCCTGAAGAGCCTGTTTGGGAAAACTACAAGGCGCTTAAGCGTTGCACAGCTGGCTGGCGTATAGACGACAGCGGATGGTACAGTCCCGAAGGCCAACACGAGTCCGAATGGACAGGCCCACTTCCTGAATACACACTTCTTTGAAGACCACCCATGTCTGACTACAACTTGTTTTTCGGTGTCGAGCACCTGCACAGGATCTCGACATCAATTTCTATCGCCTTCGATACTGAAACGCTCCAGCTACAGCCTGAAATAGGCAAACTTCGTTTAATCCAGCTCGGCTGCGAAGTCAGTAAAACCATCATCATCATTGACTGCTTTGAACTAGATACCGATGGCTGGCAAAAGCTTCGTCTGTTCTTTACCAACGGTGAGCGGTACTGGTTAGCCCACAATGCAGTGTTTGACCTTGGCTGGCTTCAAGAACATGGCATCTATGTGCGTGGCCGGATTGGCTGCACCATGCTTGCCAGTAAGCTCCACCACAATGGAACGCCTAACCTCAGACACGGACTGGCCCATGTTGCTAAGCGTGTCCTCAAAATTGAACTCGACAAGGAACAGCAGCGGTCTGATTGGAGCGTTCCAGTCTTAAGTCGAGACCAGTTGGTCTATGCCGCTAAAGATGTTGAGGTGCTGCTGCAGCTGGACTATCCACTTACAGCGGCGCTACAGAATGCAAGGCTTTCCGAAGCTTATACATTAGAGTGCAGAGCACTTCCCGCTATGGCCCAGATGTGGCGTACCGGGCTTCCATGGAACCGTACCAGTCTTGAGCAGCTTTGTAATGATTACCAACACGACATTCATGCGCTCGGTAGAGACTTTCTACGGGAACTTGATAATGCGCTTCCGGCGGAACACAAGCTGCCAAGAGAAGCAGCAAATACTCAAAGACTTTCAAAACTTCGAGACCTTGTCACGCAAATGGGGCACGAAGACTCAGACTACGAAAAGTGGTATGCGGAAATTGAACAGATTGAAACGGCGCCGCAAACGTTTAACCTCAGGCCAAAAGCTACGGGTGATACTCGCCGTGGGACCAAGCTACAAGCAGGTTTCAACTTAAGTAGCCCTAAGCAATTGTTAGAAAAGTTCACAGCACTTCTGGGGACAGTGCCAAAGGACAATAAAACAGGTAAGCCTAGTGCTAGTAGGGCAGCACTTCAGGATTACGCTGCGGACCACCATGTCATACAGACCTATTTGGCGTGGAAGAAAAGTGAAAAGCGTCGTCAAATGGCTGAAGGGATCCTTGAAAAAATGGACCCAGATGGCTTTGTACGTGCCAGCTACCTCCAGCTCGGAGCGGAATCAGGCCGTATGTCCTGCATCAAACCCAACAACCAGCAGATTCCCCGTGATACAGAGTTTCGGCAATGTGTTGAAGCTCCTGATGGTTGGCTGCTTGTGGATGCGGATTTTGGTCAGATGGAACTGCGACTCGCTGCAGCAGTGGCGCAGGATGAAAAGATGACCAAGGCGTTCCAGGATGGCGAAGACCTTCACACGGTTACAGCTGAGGCAATCGGCTGTACTCGCCAGATCGCGAAAAGCGCCAATTTTGGTTTGCTGTATGGGTCGGGTGCTAAAGGTTTGCGGAATTACGCTGCTAGCTCTGGTGTCACCATGACTGTGGAGGCAGCTGCAACAATTCGTAATCAATGGTTGAGCACTTATGCAGGTGTGAAACAGTGGCAAAACCAGAATGCTGCAGACGCATCAAAGACAGCAAGTAATCGGTGGGCCGAAATTCGTATCCCAGGCTCTGATATGCGGCGCTTTCTGCCAGGTGACATGAACCGCCTTACGGTAAGGTGCAACACTCCAATTCAAGGTGCTGGTGCGGCCATCCTTAAATGCGCTCTAGGAAACCTCTGGCCAAAGCTTCTAGAAGCTGGTGAACAGGAAGTAAAAATCGCGGGCTGCATCCATGATGAAATTCTCTTACTTGTTCGTGAAGATAAGGCACAGCAGTGGGCGGACCAGCTAAAACAAGTAATGGAAAGCGCCGAAGCTAAGTGGTTGGGAGACATTCCGCCTCTAGCTGAACCTTCTATAGGAAAGCGTTGGTCCGAGATCCATTAATAAGTAGCGCAACATGGTCAGCATCTATCGCACAACTAACGGATGGTCCTTCCATACCCCTCGGGAAACAGGTTATTACTGTAGTCTTGCGGAAGTGATGGATGCTGCCTATGCCACCGGAAACAGGGCGGCAGATAATTATGAAGTTCTTGCAGTACGAAATAGCGCGTGCCACCACTGCAGATTTGCTCCGCGCAGCTAATTTCCTTGAAGGTGCTAGGGAAATAAGGCGGGGCTGTCGTAAACAGCGCACAAAAGCTCGTAAGGATCAGCAGACTGGCTGGCGCAAACATGTTGATAGCTCTATTCTTTGGTAGCACATTGCTAGACTAAAGTCTACTGGGCTACTACTTGATGGCGATTCGGCACGGAAATAAAACATATATGCAAATACTTCTTGATCCGCATAGGGCGAAATTGCTGTTTGACCTAGCTGAAAAGGCTAGCACACGTCCCACCGCCTGGATTCGTAACGCGGTCTACAAAGCATTGGAACGGGAATACCCTGCTGCGGTTTACAACGAGGCAGTTGCTAAGATGAAGCTGCTTGGCGGGCTTCTGTTCGTAAACGGGTGGAAGGCCGTATTAAGTCACGTAAAGCTCCTGAAGGTAGCGAGTAAAAGTCTTTGTACTGTGCTACTCTTCCTGGGTCTACTACTTACCAGCTGATGACCCGCTACGCACTTAAAACAAAAAGCCAAGGTAAAACCATGTATCTTGCGGCCTACTACGAAAAACTTCCAGCTAACAACGGTGTTTGTTTAACGTACAAAGCAGAAGACGCCTGCTCCTATGTGACTATCGAAAAAGCCTGTCAGGTGGCACGTAGCCTTGAAGACAGCATGGGTTATGTGCCAAGCATTGTAGAAGTTTCTTACTGATGGACGGCTTTAGTGAATATCTGAAGGACATTGTCCGGTATCCGCTCTTAAATAAAGAGCAGGAAATACTGTTGGCGCGGCAAGTACAGGTTTGGGTTACATCTGAAAATCCCACCGAAAGGGAAATTAAGACAGGTAAGCGGGCCTATCAAAAGCTCATCAACTGCAACCTAAGGCTTGTGGTTTCTATTGCAAAACGTTACACATTACGCTCCAGGCGCACAGAAAT